GCTTCCTCAATTGTAGGGTTGACTGTGACAATAGCCTTATCGATCATTGTTGGCCTCCATGCAAGAATATCTTGCCCGGAAGAAAACAAACAACCTGATAAAGTTGTATGTATCTCAATCTCCTTACATTTCCATCTCAAGAATTTGTCGTATGGATAGCTGTTTGAACCTGTTAACAGGTCTTCAACAACATTCCAAACTTGAATTACTTGACCTGGAGTTGCGGTAGCATCTACTTGCACATCAGCGAAATTGGTCAACCTCTCCAGAGACATTGCTAGTGTGAACGGCTTCTCTGGGTTCATGTGCTTCGCTTTCGGTTGCATAGCCATATCAATCTCAACAGGTGTTGACTGTTTTTGATTAATAAGCTCTACTCCGACTTTCTCTACTCCTACTTGAGCGCTGTCCGTGCTCTCCATCTCTTGGCTCACTACTCTTCCTTCTTCAACTACTATCTCCTCTTGTTCTTCTGGCTTTTTGTGCGATGTATTCATAGTGTGTGTCCCTTTGTTTGGTAAAACCTTAACATTGGGGTCCTCGGTGATCCGGTGTTCTAGTCGATCATAATATTTGCTGTCTTGCACTTCAGGGTGAGAACCTAAAGTGTATACTCCTGATAAATCGGCAATCATTCCTTTCTCGCGGAATTCCGCGTAGAGCTCGGCATACTGATATAATTTATAGTTTGGTCTTAGGGCCAATATCTTAGCATAAAAGTGATTGTAAATATCCTTTCCATGATAAAACATCCCTCTTAAGACGTCTCTACAATTATCTTCGCATGCCTGCTCTGGTGGTGGTGATGTATTAGTTTGGCGAATCCAATTTATTGTTTCCAATAAATTCGCAAGATCCATCTTAGGATAATACCTTCCCTCGATCATGGTAAAACTGCATTTAAGAAATTCTATCTCTGTGATCGGTTTGCGTACAATCTTAGTACTCACTTTGTCTGCTGGTGTTATCGTAACGCCTCGCTCTTTTAATCCTGCTCGAATAATCTCGCCTGAAAAAAAAGGTTCGGCAAATTCTGACACCGTTAGTATCAAATCATCTCCGTAGT